TACAACAATCTGTACTGCTCCTTTGGAGTAGCTCCTATCAACGGTACGAATATCGGAAGTGCTTGGTTATTAGGGACTAGAAGATTACCACAGATAAAGAAGTTCTTTTTGAAACACTCACGGGAACGCATGATGGACTTGTTAGATGGGTTTGATTATCTGACAAACTATGTGATGCGTAGTAACAAGTTGAGTATTAAATGGTTGGAGTGGTTAGGTGCTGAGTTTAACGATTGTCAGTACGAGAACTATCTGTCATTTATATTAGAGAGGAAGTAACACATGTGTAATCCAGCAGCAATGGCAATAGCGACAGGCGTATCGGGAGGCTTACAATTTATGGCCCAACGCCAAGCTTATAAGATGCAAAAGGCGGCGGTAGAGCAAGCAGCAGCGTTACAGCAGCAACAGACTTTAAAACAATTCACAGCTGAAAATTTACAACTACAGCAGCAAAGAGAATCAGAAACTCTAAGGATGCGTGAATTAGCTTTAGAAAATCAAATGAGAGAATCTAGGTGGGTAGCTGCTTTAAGTGAGGGAACTGGCGTCGAAACTGCTTCCTATAATGATTTAAGTGCTCAATTTGGTAGAGTAAAGGAAGCACAAAGAATACAACAAGGTTACATGGATGTCGGCAGTAAAATGAGACAAGAGGAAATAGCTTTCGATTACACTCAACAAATGCAACGTATACAGTCCAAAATGCCTACAAGACCAAACTTTGCTATATCTTTAGCTGAAACAGGATTGCAAGCCGCTAAAGCTTATAAAACATTTTCTTAATAATGAGTGATCCACGACCACAAGTAGAAGGTTTAAAAGGAGCTGTACAACAATTAAGACCAGCTATTCCCGGCAGCTACGGTACAACACCTGTTAATGTAATACAGACACCGTCATGGCAGGAGGGGAAGTTAGGTCAGTTAGCTAGGGCAGTAGGTGTAGGCGTACAAATTGCAGGTGAGGTAAAACAAATAGGTGATATAAAAGAACAAGAAGCTATAGCCGATCTCGCTGATAAATCAATTGAAGAAGTAAATGCAGAAGCACTACAAAATAAAAAGGAATTTGATAAGGGAGTTCGTAAGCAGTTCATCCCTTTTATGTCTAATCCTTGGAACCAAGAGCGTGTAAGAAAAGCAGCAGGTGCACAGTTCCACGATGAGTTTCAACTTAGATTACAACAAGCACTTGATAAGTCAGACGCAGCTACAGCTACCGATACAGTAGTTCAAGATGTTATTACTGGTATGACTGAGGATTATGAATCCTTAAAAGATGTTACCATAAGACAGGGATTTGATGCTGCTACTAAGAGTACGATACAACAATATTCACTTCGTTATAATTCCCTTAAGAATCAACAGAACGAAAATGAATTGTTTAGAGGCGGGCGTTCTGTAATGTTTAATGGAGCTACTTTAATTACAGACCAAAATGGTGTAACTAAAATGGCTGACACTGCTGCGATTGATGAGTGGTGGGAGGAAAATGAAGGTGCTCTTAAACCTGCTAGATTAGCTGAACTTAGAAAAACAGTAGCAACTGACTTAGCTTACCGAGACCCTGATTCTGCTAGAGCCTTTTTAAAACACACTCAAGGATTCAAAGCTGGCACTACTAAGATGGGTGATCCGGATATTAAGGATGACGATGTGTTTTCTATGTATGATGCAGAAGAGGCTGCGTTGTATGAAGCTATTGATAATATAGAAATACAAGACCAAGCTAAAAATGTGCACGCTGCTAAACAAGAACTTGCTGTTATAGATGAGTTAGCGGTTGATATAGGAATGGCTCTTAAAGCTGGTCAAGTTTTTGTTACTAAAGAAGGTGAGGAGATTTCTAACGAAAAACAAGCGGAGACATATCTTTTAAATAAATTACAACAATCTGATAACATTTTAGTTAGAGGCAGTGACGGTGTTAAAACTGTTCGAACTTCATTGAAGTTGTTAGAGACTGAGCCAGACAACTTTATACCGTTCTTTAATAAAATAAGAAACGCAGGTTTAGATAACAACCTAAACAACAGACTTAAACAAGCTGAGAGTTTTATATTGAGCCAAAACTTGATGGAGGTTCAAGGAGCTGATGGTATATTTAAAAAGATAATTAATCCTTTATATCAAGGATATGCTTCAGAAATAAGATTTGAATTAGACGAGGAGCGTAGACAGAAAATAAGAGAACTTAGTGGTGGTAATTATTTAAATGTAAAAGGAGAAGAAGTTAGCAGCACAGCTTGGGATAGCGAAGTAATGGAAGATATGGCTCGATGGGATAGATATTACCACGAACAATTTCAAACAAGATTAAAGGAGAAGATCAACGGAAAGCTTGAGCAAGATAAAAAAGATGCTGAGGTAGCTCGTAAAGAAGCGGTAACTAGAGACATAGTAGAAGGTAAGTCGTTTTTAGACCCCACTACACCTCTAAATGAAGCGACGACTCTTTACAAAGATTTACCTAATGTATTCAGTGCTTTCACTAATCCGTATGATTTGGAATCTAATTTAAGAGAAGGTGATTTAGAAGACGCAAGATCATGGGTTGAGAATTTTGAAAAAGAAACCTTAAAAACTCAAACGCTTCCGGTACCAGTGTTAGGATCAATTCCTATATTTAGTTATAGAAATGAATTAGAACACACTATTAAACTTATTCAAAACCCTAAAGCTTCTACGGAATCAAAAGAAAAAGCTCAAAAGTTGATGTCCTTATATTTATTTGCTAAAGGATTGTATACACCTGAAAACATAGCTAACGGAAATGTTACTATAGAAGTAGGAGGTACACCTGAAACAACTAAGAGAATGCCCTTTAACACAGCACAGCGAAAAGGTTTTGAAGTTATAGACAGACCCTATCCAGGTGTTAATGCTACAGTAAAAGTACCTGCTGTAGAAGGCGTTAATTATAATGTAAGAATTGACAGAGAAGCTGTTAAAAGGTTTGCTGAAATTTTCCCTATGATACCTAAAGAAAGACTTATCGAAATGTCCAGAGTTGGAACTGATGATCTTTCTAAGGAACAAGCTATGTACGAAGCTATACATAATGTTACACCTGATGAAGATGTATTGAAGGCTTGGATAGAGAAACAAAGAGACTTAGCTCAAAGAATTTATAAAAATTAATAACACATGAAGGTAGAACATTTTAAGTTAGACTACAATCCAGTAGAGACTCCAGAGTTCGGGATGACTGATTATATGTTGGATGCCGTAAAAAGCATACCAGCCGGACTTGAAGACATGGCTCATGGTGTGTATAACTTGGGGGATTTTTTATCATTTGATGTGTTACCCGATTGGGATGAAGAGAGATTCTTTGAGAGACCTAAGACATTAGCGGGTGATTTAACAGCTGGATTAATACAATATGCTGTGCCTTTTGGTGTTATTGGTAAAGGGTTGAGTAAAGCAGGTAAACTAGCTAAAGGAGTAAAACCCGGTAAACTTTTAGATTTAAAACCGCAAGGTTATTTAGCTGCGGATGTTGCTACTAATTTCATAGCGTTTGACGGACAACAAGAAAGATTATCTAACTTTTTAAAAGAGATAGACCAACCTGAGTTTACACAAGCTGTCACAGATTATTTAGCAGCTGATCCTGAAGATAGTGAATTAGAAGGTAGACTGAAAAATGTATTAGAAGGTGCGATGATTGACGCTGGTGTTGGAAGTTTATTCAAGTTGTTCTCCACATCTCTTAAAGCCTCTAAAAGATTCACAAAAGAAATAGCGGATGGGGCTACCAAAGAAGATGCAGTAACCACGGCTATGATGCAGTACCAAGATGAAGCTAAGACTATTGATGCTTTTCAAGACATTGCTGAGATGCAGGACTTTGATGATGATTTAATACAAAAATCACTATTCGGTACTCCTATAGAAAAAGCCGAAGCCGAGATCATAACTCAAGAATCTAATTTAAAGCATGATCAGGAGAATCTGGAAGGTTGGATGAAGCAGGTTAAAGAAGGCAAACAACAAGCCGAGTCTTTGATGGAGGACACCTTGCAATATAGGATAGAACGCTCTCAAAAATTATTAGACGATGCTAAAAATAAATTAGAGGAACTTAAAGCTAGGAAATCGTTTGAAGAAAAACCTGAACTACAGGAAAGAGTAGAAGAACTAGACGAAACCTTTGACGACTTAGAGGAAGCTATAGCTACTAGACCTCCACCATTCCAGACTTACGAAGATGCTGGGATGTTAGCTATTATACCTAGAGGTGCTGAAGACATCACTGGTAGGTTAATGAATGAGCAGCCTGTAAAAGGAGCTAGTGCTCAAGATGTAAGAGATATTAGGAAATTCATTAAGGTTATGGGTGTGCGTCTGTTTAGTGATGTAGCTCAACCTATGATTACTAATAAGATAGCAGCTGGTGGTCAGTTTGAGTTTGGTAGTAATCTATTAAAAATCAGACAGTCTATAGTAGAAGATGGAGACCTCAAAAGAGTTATGGTGCACGAGTTGTGGCATAGCCTTAGTCGTTATTTACCTAAAGAAGATTTAACTAAGTTAACAAAAGAGTTTCATAGAGAGCGTAACAAATACATACAAAGCTTTGGTATAGATGTCGCAGATTTAGATAGTCCTTTTGATGCTAGTACTGTACAAGTTAAGGAGATTCCTGATGAACTTAAAAAGTTCCTTAGAGGTAAGCGAGGTGGTTTTAATTCTAAAAACTATAGATTTAAAGATATAGACGAATACTTCGCTGAAGAAATGACTGACGCTTGGTTTAAGAAAATGGACGAAGCTGACTTAGCTCCTAGCGGTACATTTAAAAGATTAGTCCAAGAGGTAGCTATATTGTTTAAAGATATGTTTGAGTCTTTGAAAGGTAAGCTAGGCATCGACCAAAGACAGAAGATATTCAATGACTTTCTTAAGCAGCGTAATGTAAAAGTACAAAGACAGACATCTCTTAAGGGTTTTGAATCTACAGTAGATATTCCAGACTTAAAAGATACAATCAGTAAATTTGCTAAGGATGTTGATACTTCTACTTTGAAGATAGGAGGTAGACAAGCTGTAAAGGGGTTAGCTAAACAAACAGCTAAATTACCAGCAGGTTTACAAGTAGAAGGAGTAGCTCAGTTACAAGACGCTATGGCTGACGAGCTACTTAAAGACGGTAGGAAAATGCGGGAACTAACTGATGAACTTCTTGAGGAAGGGGCTATTATGGAGTTAGCTAACTTACTAGGAGCAGATGGTAAATACTTAACAGGTTTAGTTGAAGCTGCTAGAAAAGATCAAACTACTTTGTTCCGTATAACTTCTAGGATGGCAGCTCTTAAAAAGTTAGCTTTAGAAAATGGAAAAGAAATAATAGACATAGCTAAGAACTACAAAAATAGCGGAGCGAAAATGATGCCTGAAGAGCGGGAAATTATGGAAGCCCGTTTAAAAGGTTTGTTTGAACAACAGTTACACATTCAAGCAGGTCATTCAGGATTGGCTAGTGGTTTTGGTCGGGGTTTAAAAAGCGTTAAGATGGGTACTAAAGTTACTCTAAGCGACGCAGAGATTAAAAACGCACAGCTCAGACAAGAATACCTCAGTAAGAGAGGTGGTCTAACAATGGACAAAATGGTAGAAGGTATATTGATTGCCGAACAAAATGGAGGTGATGATATATTTGCTGCTGTTATTGGTTTGAATAAACAAGTGCGTGGTACTGCTGGTGGTAAGATGTTAGACATGTTACAAGAGTACTACAAGAACTCGCTGATGTGGGGACCTAGAACACTTACTACTAACTACCTAGGAACTGGGTTAGCTCACTATCTTAAAAACTTTGAAAGGTCTATAGGAGGTTGGATGAGTGCTGACCCCGCTGTAAAGCAAGCTACTGCTAATGCGTGGGGTTCTTCTATGAGTTTAGTAGAGCAAGTAAGTTTCTTTTTGAAAGCTTGGAAGACAGATGGTTCTCAATTTATAGGAGATGCTGGTTCCGCTTTTGTTGAGGGTACTGGTTCTAGTATCGGATCAATAACAGGCAAGAATGTACAACAAGTATTAGGAACTGAGATTTCAGACGGTATTAAAGAAGCCATAGATTATGCAGGGAAATGGGTTAGATTACCTAATAGGTTTAATTTCTCGGTCGATCAAATGTGGAAGTCAAACCAATACAGAAGCAGAGCTTATGCACAGTTAACTTTAAAAGCTTACGACTTAGGTCTTAGGGAACCACAAGAAATAGCTAAGTATATACATGACTCTTTTGAAGCTTTAGTAACTAGATCAAACAGAAACTTTTCAGAACAAGCTTTATTTAGGGAAGCTGATGAATTAGTACAAGGACCTTTCCAAACTCCGGCTGATAGATCGAAAGCAGTAGCTGATTATGTACAAGGCGAAAAAGCGTCTAAGTTAGAAAGAGCCAGAGAGTTAGGTTTGGTTGATGAAAATTTAGAGGATAACGCAGCTTTAATACAACTTACTAAAGATTTTATTGATCCAAATGTTAGGGCTGCTGAAGAAATTTCATTCTCTGCTGAGTTAGGTCCAATTGGAGCTGCTGTACAGAATTTAGTTACTAAAACAAAAATAGGATTCTTAGTTGCTCCTTTCGTGCGAACTCCTACAAATATCTTAAAATTCTCTTTTGATAGATTATCAGCACCAACACGACTAGCTATTAATAAGTTAAGAGCATCAGATGCTTGGGCTAACTTAGAACCTGGTTACAAAGCTAGAATAGAAGCTTTAGAAAACGGAGGGAAAGGGCTAGAGCAAGTTCGTAAGTCGATGCTAGAACAACTCAAAGCTGTTAAAGACGACGGAACTCCAGACCTTATCGCTAGAGCAGAGGCTAGAGGTAAATTAGCATTCGGTACTATGTTGAACTCAGCTCTGTTTAGTGCTGTGCATATGTTCGGTGATCGTATAAACGGTGGCGGTCCAGAAGATTACAAACAAAGACAAATGTGGTTAAATGCAGGTAATCTTCCTTATAGTATAAAGATGGGAGATACTTGGGTTAGTTATCAAAGACTTGATCCACTCGCTACCATGATCGGTGTATATGCTGACATGAAAGATTTAGCAGAAGATAATAAATTGACTAGTGCGGATGAGTCTGATCTGGAAAGATTGATGGCTATCGGTATGTGGACTGGTATTAGAAACTTCACTAGCAAATCTTATTTATCAGGTTTAGATCAAGTTTTAAGCGTATTGCGAGGACAAACACCTGCTGGTAAATACGCTGGCGGTATGACTGCTGCTTTTCTTCCTAATATTTTAGCACAGGGACAGTCTATAACAGGCGATCAAGAGATGAAGGAAATAAGAGGATTCGCTGATATAGTGCTTAGAAAAATACCTGGTACTACTTTAGACTTAAAACGCAGTCCTTTAGGAGAACCTGTTGTAAAACAATACTTTGAAGGATTAGCAGGTATATTAAACCCATTAAATCCTATAGCATTCGGTATTGATAATAATGATGTTGTAGCTAAAGAGCTTGCTAATGTTGGTCATGGGTTTTCCATGCCTTCTACTAAATATAAAGGAGTTATAGAACTTACAGATTTTATCGGGTCTAATGGTAGAAGTGCTTACGATAGGTGGTTAGAGTTATCATCTGAAGTAGTACTGAATGGAAGAACTATGCGACAAGCTTTAGGTGATTTAATAAAAGATAAAAAATACCAAGCACTTGATCCTAAATCTTTTAGCGGTCTTCCTAGTCAAAGAGTTAAATACATTAGAAGAATTATAGATAGATACAGAAACGCTGCTAGAGCTGAAATGTTTAATGAGTTCCCAGAAATCGCAGAGCTTAATAGACAAGTAGCAGCAAGTTTACAATCTGGCGTATCACGAGAAGATGTGCTTGAACTCCTAACTCAATAGTTAATAATATATTATCATGGCAACCACCTATGTAGATTACACCGCAACAGCCGGACAAACAGACTTTGCTTTTAACTTTCCGTATCTTGAAGATGAACATGTTACGGTGGAGATCAACGGAGTCGCACAGCTATCTTCTGCTTTTACTATCGTTACTACTCCCGCACTTAAAGTTGTTTTAAACAGCGGTGCTACAGCGGGTCAGATCGTCCGAGTAAGAAGAAAGAGCCAACCTGACACGAACCTTGTAGACTTTGTTAACGGTTCAGTACTTACTGAGAGTGAACTAGATAGAGCGTACTTGCACAACCGTTACTTAAGCGAAGAGATCAGTGAGTTAAATGATGCGTCTTTACAAGAAGAACAAGGTGGTACGAATTGGGACGCTAAGGGATTACGAATAAAGAATGTAGGAAGTCCTACAGATACCACAGATGCCACAACTAAGCTCTATGTAGATAACAAAGTAAACCAAGGACTGTACGGTTCTGATGCTCCGTTGAAGTGGCAATTTCCAGGAACCGCTGGTACTAATACTACATACAC